ATCAGCTGCACTTGACGATATGATGGATGTCGCACGTAACACTGAACATCCTCGAGCGTTTGAAGTTCTTGCTACTACGATGAAGACTGTGTCTGACATCAATGGTAACCTTATGGATATGCATAAGAAAAAGAAAGCATATAAACATAAGGAAGATTTAAAAGGTTTACCTAACGGAACAACAAATAATTTATTTGTAGGTTCTACCACTGATTTACAGAGAATGCTTTTGAAAGAAGTTGATACTAGTAATGTAATTGACATTAAAGACTATAAAGATGAATGAAACATATCTTGGAAACGTTAATGTAAAAAGAGATGGTGTAATTACAGAATGGACAAAAGAAGACGTCCAAGAATACGCCAAATGCATGAAAGATCCAGCCTACTTTGCTACAAATTATGCTAAAATAATTTCACTTGACACAGGCCTGGTGCCGTTTCACCTGTATCCGTATCAGCAAAAAATGTTTGATTCTTTTAATACTAATAGATTCAGCATTGTTTTAGCTTGTAGACAGTCAGGTAAATCAATTAGTTCTGTATGTTACTTACTTTGGTTCGCTATATTTCATCCTGAAAAAACGATTGCAATACTTGCCAATAAAGGCGCAACAGCGCGTGAGATGCTGGCAAGAGTCACTCTTATGCTCGAGAATCTTCCTTTCTTTCTGCAGCCTGGTTGTAAAGCATTAAACAAAGGTTCAATCGAGTTTTCAAACAACTCAAGAATAATTGCAGCTGCAACGAGTGGTTCATCTATTCGTGGTATGTCTGTGAACTTACTATACCTTGACGAGTTCGCGTTTGTAGAAAGAGCATCTGAATTCTATACTTCTACGTATCCAGTTGTATCATCTGGTAAGGACACGAAGGTTATTATAACGTCGACTGCTAATGGTATAGGTAACACGTTTTATAAGATATGGGAAGGTGCTGTACAAGGAACAAATGAATACTCACCTTTTAGAGTTGATTGGTGGGATGTTCCAGGACGAGATGCTGCATGGAAGAAACAAACAATTGCTAATACTTCACAGATGCAGTTTGATCAGGAGTTTGGAAATACATTCTTTGGAACAGGTGATACGTTAGTTGGCGCAGATACTTTATTAGATTTAAAAGCAAAAGAACCATTAAGAAGAATAGAAGACAATTCTGTTCTTATTTATGAAGAACCCGTTAAAGGCCATGATTATATCATGACTGTAGATGTTAGTAGAGGAAGAGGACAGGATTATTCTACGTTTAATGTGATCGATATTAGCTCTCGCCCGTTTGCACAGGTTGCTGTATATCGCAATAATATTATCTCTCCATTACTCTTCCCTAATATTATCTATAAATATGCAAAAGTCTACAATGAAGCTTATGTAGTAATTGAATCAAATGATCAAGGTGGTGTGGTAACTAATGGCCTGTATCATGAATTAGAATATGAAAACATGCATGTTGAGTCTGCTATAAAGGCAAATGCTCTTGGTATTGAAATGACTCGAAAAGTAAAAAGACTTGGGTGTTCTGCGATTAAAGATATTATTGAAAACGATAAGCTTAAGATTGTAGATGAAAATACTATTTTAGAAATATCTACGTTTGTATCAAGAGGCCAATCATACCAAGCAGCAGAAGGCAACCATGATGACTTAATGATGAATCTAGTGATGTTTGGTTATTTTGCTACAAGTAATTACTTCGGTGACATGACAGACATCAATCTTAAAGAAATGATGTTTCAGCAAAGAATAAAAGAGATTGAAGAAGACGTGTTACCTTTTGGATTTGTAGATGATGGATCCGAATATATTGCTCAACAGGACCGAGAAGAACACCCATGGGCCATAACGTATGAAGAACAGTGGTAAAAATCTTCATTTTAAAATTATTATAAATACTATCAAGTGAAGATTCTTATTATGTTTTGCTTATAATTAGAACACTGGAAAAGGAAAAACAGTCATGGCACTATTTACTCCCTCAGAGTCTCCAGCGATTGTTGTCAAGGAAGTAGATCTTACGGGCGTTGTGCCTAATGTACAATCTACCACTGGCGCATTCGTCGGGAACTTTCGTTGGGGTCCGGTTGAACAAGCTACCCTCATCGATGGTGAGGCGACACTTGCTGAGACATTTGGATCTCCTGACGATAATGAAGGAAGAGCAGTCGATTTCCTATCGGCGGCGTATTTCTTAAGATACTCAAATTCTATGCAAACTGTTCGAGCAATCGACAGTAATGCAAACAACTCGACTGATGTAGCTCAAAGCAGTCAGCCGGTTGTAAAAAGTCTCGATAATTGGAACGCACAATTAGCGGCCCGAGACAGCGACGATAATGTTTTTGTCGCAAAATGGCCAGGAGCGCTTGGTAATTCATTATCAGTTTCTGTCTGTCCACAATCTGCTGCTGACTCAGCATTTACTAACTGGATCTATAAGGGTAGCTTTGATGCTGCACCTGGTACATCTACTTATGCCACAGGAGTCGGTGCAACAAATGATGAGATGCATGTTGCAGTTGTTGACGAAGACGGTCTATTTACTGGTACACGCGGTTCAATCCTCGAAACATTCCCATTTATTTCAAAGGCTTCAAATGCAAAGTCACCTGATGGTTCATCTAACTACGCAGTAGAAACGATTAACGGAAAATCAGAATATGTATGGATGGCAGGTTTCGGTGCAGCAGGTCAGTTCGATGCTGACGCTGGTTCAGCCGCAGTCAGTGGTAAAGATTACAGCTCTGAAGTTAGAGATGTAAGAACCACATCACTTGCAAATGGTACAGACACAAGCTCACTATCAGCTGGCAACATAGCCACTGGATTCGATACTTTAGAAGATAAAGATACGATTACAGTAGACTTCTTGATTGCACCTGGCATGAGTTCAAGATCAGATCAAACTACGGTTGTAAATGATCTAGTTTCAACAGCCGGAACTACTCGTAAAGACTGTGTTGTAGTTACATCCCCTGCAAGATCAGATATCGTAAACGTATCCTCACCAGCTACTCAAGTAACAAATGCAGTAGCAACAGCAGATACATTTACAAATTCATCTTATCTGGTAGTTGATAACAACTATTTAAAAGTTTACGATAAATATAACGATAAATTCCGTTTTATCCCAGCCGCATCTTCTACTGCTGGTATCATGGCTGCAACAGATTTAGCTGCTGCATCATGGTTCTCACCAGCTGGTCCAAGACGAGGCGCATATCTAGGTATTACATCTCTAGCTTCTTCACCGAATAAGTCACAGCGTGATACTCTATATAAAGCGGGAGTTAACCCCATCTCAAACATACCAGGACAAGGTGTCCTACTGTTTGGAGATAAAACAAAATTAGCACGGCCTTCGGCATTCGACAGAATCAACGTTCGGAGATTGTTCCTAACAGTTGAAAGAGCTGTTTCTTTGGCTGCTCGAAATACACTCTTCGAATTTAACGATGAGTTTTCCCGTGCTGAATTCGTAAACATTGTCGAGCCTTTCCTCAGAGAAATCCAAGGGCGAAGAGGTATAACGGACTTCAGAGTTGTGTGTGACGCAACAAATAACACTGCGGCCGTAATCGATAGAAATGAATTTGTTGCTAATATCTTCATTAAGCCAGCACGTTCGGTCAACTACATCACTCTAAACTTTGTAGCTGTAAGAACTGGCGTGGAATTTGAAGAAGTAGCAGGCACAGTATAACAGCGTCAGAGGAGATAACAAATGGCTATTTTAGGAGTTGATGACTTCAAATCCAAGCTGAGAGGTGGTGGCGCTAGACCTAATCTGTTTAAAGCTACTATCAACTTTCCTACTTACGCAAACGGTGATGTAGAAATTACTTCATTCCTTTGCGAGGCAGCTCAGCTTCCAGGTTCTACTATCGGCACTATCGTGATGCCTTTCCGAGGTAGACAATTAAAAATGGCCGGCGATCGTGTATTCGATGTATGGACGCCGACTATTATAAACGACACAGACTTCAGAATTCGTGATTCAATGGAGCGTTGGATGAACGGCATGAACGGCCACCAGACAAACACTGGTCTAACCAACGTTACAGATTACGAAGCAGATCTTATTATTGATCAAATCGATAAAGACGGATCTACTTTGAAGACTTATAACTTCCGTGGTTGTTTTCCAACTGCAATCTCTCCAATCGATCTGAACTATGCTTCAGAAAATGAAATTGAGAGATTCACAGTGGAATTCCAAGTCCAGTACTGGGAATCTAATACCACTACGTAAGTGAATAAATAGAGGGAAGGGCAGA